AGTCAGTCAGTCAGTCAGTCAGTCAAAATATACCCTATTGGCATAGATATTGAGAGTAAAAATAACCATTTTATTAATCTTAATTTAGCTGATTATAGTCGTATGTTTGGCGATAACAAGCTATTCGATGAGCTTGATAAGCTGCCTAAACCTGATTTGATTATAGCTAGTCCACCTTGTGAGAGCTGGTCGGTTGCAAGTGCAATGTGGGGAGGTAATGCAAGCTGGAAACAGGAAACTGGTGCAGTAAATCGTGAATTATCAAAATTTACGGTTAGAAGTCGTGCGGATTATGATTTACCGCACGTCCAATTTAAATATGACCGCTCTTTCCTAAACCGCATTAATGGTGAGCTTTGTATCTATAATACAATCGAGATTATCAAACGTTACAATCCGAAAGTTTATGTAATAGAAAATCCGGCAAGCAGCAAGATTTGGCATTATGTAAATGACATTCTCAATTTTCAGATTCCTTTTGATAATTTGGCGCACTATAACTTGTATAACTACCCTTTGCGTAAACCAACAAGATTTAAGAGCAATATTAATCTTGGATTACGAAACAATCATAAATCAAAGCCTCAGCAACAATGGGAGGATTTTTCAAAATCATACAATGAAAGATCGAACATTCCACTTGGATTAATAGTGGATATATACAAAGCAGTAAATAAATATTTAACAAATCCAATAGGCGTTCCAAGTGAGCGCCCTTTGTTTTAGGGAAATTTATATAAGTAAACTACTGGAGGAGTAAATTATGCCAAATTGGTGTGTAGGAGATTTAAAAATTAGAGGCGAGCTCGCTGATATAACGCATTTTTTAACGGAATGCATTGAAGGTTGCGAGTGTGACATTGATGAATTGGGCACGTTAGAAATCAAAAACATTAGAGGGCAAGCAATCAAAGGGGCCCGACGTGTTTTTTGCGACAACCCAAATGAAATCATTGAGGGATATGAGTTGGAGAATGGGTATATCGTTGTCATACCAATCTCAGCTGCATGGGTATTAAGTCCGCCTGAAATGATTGAATTAAGCAAAAAATTTAATGTTGATTTTAGGTTTTATGGATTTGAATGGGGGCAAGCATTTAATCAAGAGTTAGAAATCATAAAAGGCGTATTAACTTTAGATAAATGTATCGAGTTTGAAAATTACATTTGGGAATGTCCTAAACCTTATCTAGGTGGATAAACTTATTAATAATTGAGGAGAAAGAAAATGAAAGAATTTAATTTAGAAGAAGCCATTAATGGTAAAGCATTTTATTTAAAAAATGGTTACAGAGGCGTAATTAAATATTGCGTGGACGATATATTGACCTCAGAAGATAAAACACCACGTTTTGCTTATATAGGCTATGTTTTAGATAATCGAGGTTTTTTAAATCTTAGCAAAGCAGCTTGGGATGAAAATGGAATCACTAATGAACCTCGTTCCTATGATGCAGTAGGAATGGTTGAGGATATGTTAGAACAAAACACTGAAGAGAAAATAAAAATGAAACCATTTGACTTAAAAGCAGCCTTGAATGGCGAGCCTGTGATGTTGAGAAATGGAGAAAAAGCCTTTGTTAAATACAACTTGCTTGACGAGCTTGAAAATATAGAGGAAAGAGATGCGGCGTACCCATTAATTGGGTATAGATTATACAAAAATAATGTTAGTACAACATCGTGGGATTTATCAGGTAAATCAGTACATTGGGAGACTATGAAATATGACATTGTCGGAATGTGGGAAGAGCCAAAGATTAGCTTTGAAGATTTGCCTAAGCCGTTTAAGCCGAAAAAAGATGAAGAGTATTTCTACCTTGGATGTAACACAGTTTACAGCAAACGGTATTGTGATGATTTCGATCATGACCTTTCAGAGGGCGGTCGATGTTTCCGTACAGAAGAAGATGCTCAAAAATGGCTTGATTTTATGAAAAGTATGATGGAGTAAGTATGAGTGAGAAAGTTTATGAGTTTAAAACTGTTATGGATTTTTTACAGCTAACAGAAGAACAATTTAAACGTTTTTTGCCTGATTTTGCTAGTTGGTTCGCTATCCGAAAAAAACTTCAAGCAGAACAAGCCGCACTCAATGATAGATTAGGAGGTGTTTTAAAAATCACTCCCGAGCCTGTTATTAAGTGGATAGACGATGGCAAAGTTGGAGAAGTAAATTACACTGTAACGATTAAACAAATAGGAGATCGAGAATGAAAGGATTTATAGAATGGATAGTCTATTTATTGACTGGAGCTTTTATCATTGCAATGGCTGGAGCTGGAATAGGATTATTTCTTGGTGTAGCGTGGAAAGCGTTTTGCTGGGTGGTGTGATATGAAAGAAAAAGAATTAATTGGAAAAATTGCTCAATGGGCAAAAGATAGAAACCTTATTTTAGGCTCTACTCCACAGAAACAATTTATCAAGCTAATGGAGGAATTTGGCGAGCTTTGTGCCGGTATCGCACGAAACGACAAAGAGAAAATCAAAGACAGTATTGGTGATTGCGGCGTGGTTTTAATTATTCTCAATGAGCAATGCCATATTGAGAATAATTTGATTTTTACTTGGAAATTTCAAATTAAAACACCTGAAAATCAGATTAAATACACTATGCGCCGCTTGAATGATTTGTCTTGGTTGATTGCTAACGGCAATAGTTGTAAGTACGTTTTAGATGACCTTACTTTTGAGATTGGCATTTACGCTCACTATTACGGATTTACTATGCTTGAGTGTTTGGGACACGCTTACGACCAAATCAAAGACCGTAAAGGAAAAATGATTGACGGAGTTTTCGTTAAGGAAGAGGATTTGAATAAGGAGTAAACATGACTGCACCATCTTTAGCTTATCAAGATGCAATGAATGGCATTTCTATTTTATATGACGCATTATCTGATGCAGAAAACGAGTTGGATAAATTTAAAAATCCATGGATTAAGTATAACGAATGTATGCCATCAAAAGATGATTATTTTATCGTGCATTGTCCAGAGTATGAGCCATCAATAGCAATAACAAGATATGACACGGATTTGGGTGGATGGCTTGATTATGCAGATGATGAAATTGCGCACTGGATGCCTCTTCCACAACCGCCAAAAGATTAAATATTGAATAACAAATAACCGCTCTTATGGGCGGTTTTTATTATATGGAGAGAGAATATGAACTATACAAAAAGACCGGTCACAATCCAAGCATGGCAATTAAACCTTAAAGATTCAAAAAACATCGTACAAATGTATGAATTGGTTAATAATGTAGATGTATCAACCATGCAAATGATTGCCGAATCATATATTCATGATGAAATTAGCAGACACGGTGGACTTCCAATAGTAACCCTTGAGGGGAAAATGATAGCATCGGATGGGGATTATATTATTCGTGGTATAAAAGGTGAATTTTATCCATGCAAGCCTGATGTTTTCGAGAAAACGTATATGCCAGAGATTGATGCAAAAGAATACATCACACGACTTCGGAAATTAGCAAATAGTGGTTGTGATAAAGAAGTTGTGTATAAGGTGGCTGGTGAGATTTTATGCGATGCACTAAATCTCTTTGGGCAAGAAAAACTAACCAAGGAATTTAAAGATATAGTAAATTTATACGAATAAGCAAATTGATACGAGCCGCACAAGGAAGTGCGGCTTTTATTTTACATGGAGGTTTTATGGAACAAGTCACTTTATCAAAAAAAGCTGAAGAAGAAATTGTTAAGGCCGCAAAAATGGCGGCATTCGCTGCCTTCACTGAAAATAGCAAAAATCTCATGACCATTGGAGATGTTGCGATCTATATCAATAGATCCTATAATTCTACGGCAAACAACATTATCACAAGATCTGATTTCCCACCAGCAAGATACCTAGAATCAGAAAACGAGCAAAAAAGATACGTTGCTGGAGAGATTGTGAAATGGGGAATGCGGTACATGAAACGCTTATAAAGAATTTATACACTGCACCAAAACTGCACCAAAGTGAATATAAATGATTGATTTTATACCAATTAAAGGTGCTGACCCTAGGCACCACAGAATTTATAAGCTCTGAAGTTGATTCAGAGCTTTTTTATTAGCTAAACTAAATCAATATGACAGAACAAAACCAAGATAAAAAACAGACTTATAATTTCAATAAACTGCAAAAACGTCTTCGTCGCAATGTTGGCAATGCAATTGCTGATTTCGGTATGATTGAAGATGGCGATAAAGTGATGGTTTGTCTTTCTGGCGGTAAAGACAGTTATACGCTTCTCGATATTTTGTTGAATTTACAACAAAGCGCACCGATTAAATTTGATATCGTTGCAGTTAATTTAGACCAAAAACAGCCAGGTTTTCCTGAGCATGTTTTACCTGAATATCTCCAAAGTATTGGTGTGGATTATAAAATCGTTGAAGAAAATACTTATGGCATCGTAAAAGAGAAAATCCCAGAAGGTAAAACAACGTGCTCTCTATGCTCTCGTCTACGCCGTGGTATTTTATACCGTACAGCAAC